CCAATACCAAATCTCATTCGGAGAATACGCCCCCACAGGCGGACTGATAGGCATCAGAACCGCCCCACTTCGCCAGATACGCCATGAGAGGCACGCCCAGCTTCTCGATAGCCCCGACTATCCCGTTGCATGTAAAGCACAGCAGGTCGCGATTGCACTTCCCGCAACCCGTACGACCTGGACAGCAACGGTGGTCGTGATCCACATGCAGCCGCGTCTTCCCGGGCAGCTTGCGGCAAATGGCACACCGGCCGCCCTGAGCAGCCAGCTTGGCCTCGTACTCCTCCAGCGTGATGTGGAACCGGAGCCATAGGGACCAGCGAAGCCGGTAGTCCGGGTCGGCAGGGTCGAACCGCCGGACCTTCATGGCCTCGCGATGCGAGGCGGCACTCGGGGTGCCAGGAGTTACCTGAACACGAGCCGCATTCAGCACGGCATTTCCACGCCGCATATTCGCCGAGGACACTTCGCGCTGCAAGCACCCGCACGAACGCGTCCAGCTGGAAGACAGCTTCGACGCCACTGCACGGTACGTCTCCCCGCAGTCGCAGAGCAACGTGCACATGCGGAATCGCTTGGCCCCGCTCGGGTACGTGCGAGTCTCCGTTTCGATAGCGGTTACCACACCGCGACCGAAGCGCTCGCCCAGCTGGACGATATGCCGAGAAGCCATACTGGAAACTATACGCAGTGAAACCTTCCAGTGCGGACACTAGACCATCCCCCTTCCGCCGAGAAACGCTAGCCTGTTGGACGCACGAGTAATCGAGTCGCTCGGCTTCTCCGGCCGCGGGTTATTGATGGTGAGGTTGTCGACGTGCAGCCCCGTCTTGCTGGCTGCCCCGTCAGCAAGAGTGCGCGGCAGCTGTCCTGCCGACGCGGCAGACAGCTGCTTGGTGAGAGTGGCAGACAGGCCCGGCACGAACAAGGACGGCACCACGCCGCCAGCCGCCATGCCCGCCATCCCGCCGGAGAACATGCCGGCCACGTCTGACAGCTGCGGGACGGAGCCGCCCGCGGCGAACCCGTAGTCCCCTGCGCCACTGCCGCCCTCGCCGAACGGGAAGCCGGTAATGAGCTTGTTCAGGTCGACGGTAATAGGCGGCTGTCCTGGCGGTCGCACCTGGATGCCGGGCACCACGTACTGGCCGTAGAGGCCTTGCCAGGCATGCCCGGCCCCGCCGATGTAGTTCTCCAGGCGGTGAAGATCAGCTTCCGCCCGGCTGAGAACACCCGGATGGAGCGCGCCGGGCAGCTGCGCCTGCGGCAGGTAGGCCGCCCAGTGCTCTACGGCACGCTCAGCGCCAGTGAACATGGACGCGCGCAGTACCGCCGGGTCGTGCAGCCCGGCGAATAGCGGGGCAATGACCTTTCCCGCTTCCTTCTCCTGGTCAGCAATCTTCCCCCGCCAGTCCAGCCACTGTGCCCACTGCCACCCCGTCGGCGCATGCTTGCCTGTCGGCCGCTTAGTGTTCTCCAGGACCCGCCACTGCTTGAGCGCATCCTCCCAGGCAGGCCACATCCGGGCGGCATCCTTGGACCACTCCGCCACGTCCTTGCCGCTGATGGAGCGGGTCATCTTCTCCGGGGGCAGCGGGAACGCCGCCCGGGTCAGCGACCAAGCCTCGTTCAGCAGGCCCGCGCTCGGCGCCGACCAGTGCGTGCCCGCTGCGGTGGAGGCAGCTTCGTAAGCATGCAGCGCAGCCAGCTCCGGGTGCACCCGCCAGTACGCCGGCGTAGATCCCTTGACGGCCTTGTCGTAGTAGGGAGCCAGCAGCTTGGCAGAGTCGTAGGCGTTGCGCGCCTGCTTGGCGGAGAAGCCCTTGTGGTCCTTCAGGTCGATGAGCCAGGCGCCGTACTCATCGCGCTTGCGGTCATGAGCGCTCGTGTCCCACCGGGTGAGCAGGTAGGAGCCGAGCGCCATCGCCTCGCGCTGCTCGCGGTTGGGGGTGACGCCGCGCACAGCGCTGGTGACCGGACCGCCGGCCGCGTACCAGTGGTTAGTGCGCTCGTGAATGTCGGCGGCGATCGGGTCCCCGTACACCGAGGTGATGTAGGAGATCATCCACTCGATCTGCGCTGCCGGGTTAGACCCGCCGGCCCGCTGGGCGGCGAAAGGCATCTTTGTAGGCGGCAGTGCCTGCGGGATGCCGTACGCCCCGCTGGTCGGGTTGGTGGCGAACTGGTTCCACCCGGCCTCGCGCATCTCCAGGTCGTTCCACGACACCCACTCGGTGCCCGAGCCCCACGAGGGCATGAGGCGCCGGGCGAGCGCCGCGTTGGCCGCGGGCACCCCGCCGCCCGGCCCGGCACTAGACGCCTGCGAGCTGGCAGCCGACGTCTTGCCGTTGATCCAGTTCTCGACCCCGCCGTGCACGCTGGTGAGCCAGCTGGCCGCCATGGCGCCCGGCGTGCCGTCTTTCTCCAACCCGGCCATGAACGGCCGGGCCGTGGTGTTCCACATGACATCGAACACGGCCTTCTCGCCCCACTTGGCGACGTCGGCCGCGGCACCGGTAATGCCGTGCCAGCCCGCTTCCGCCAGGGACTCCAGGTCCCCGCCGACTGAGCCGAGCCAGTCTTCGATGCCGCCGAGAGCGCCGCCTGCCGCGTACCGGCCGTAGCCGCTTGGACGCTGGGAAGCGGAGTTGCCGCGCGACCCGGCGCCGAGCCAGGTGTCCGCCTGGTTCAGGTACGGCAGGAAATCCGGCCCGTAGGCAGCCTGCAAGGCCATCCGGGCAGGCTTGCGGAGCATCCACTCGCCGGGCATGGCGACAATGTGCGTGCCGTCCTCGTCCCCGGTGCCGGGGACCGAGCCGCCGTGCGCGAGCTTGGGAATGGAGCCGATGTGCACGCCGACCACGCCGGTAACGTCGTTAATGAACCCGATGACGGTGTTCATCCCGCCGATTACGGAGTCGATGCCGCTCTTCACGCCGTGGATCATGGTGTTAGGCAGCGAGACGGTGAAAAAGTTCTCGACTGGCTGCAGGATGTGACGGCTGAACCCGGACCAGGCATCGCTCCACAGCCGGTCCCACCCATGAGCGATCTCGCCGAACCAGCCGGGGATCAGGCTGGTAAAGAAGTGAGCAACATCAGCGACCACGTACTGCCCGAAGTAATGAGCAACGTTGCTCCAGTACCCGTCAAACAGCTTCAGCGAGTTGCTGATGAACCCGGGCAGGGTGACGGTGAAAAACTTGGCGACGTCGGAGACCACGTACTGCCCGAAGTAATGGGCGATGGTGCTCCAGTACCCGTCAAACAGCTTCAGCGAGTTGCTGATGAAGCCTTTCAGGTCTTTCCCGCTGCTGCCTGTGAAGAAGTCATAGATCTTGTCGGCTACGTCATGCTGGAAGCCGACGAAGACGGCTCCCCAGCCGACGGCCAGGTAGTGGTTGGAGAGGTCGTAGGCATGCGGCAGGGTCTTGGTGAAGAACACGGCCATCTGGTCGAACTTGGCCATGTACTGGTGCTCGATCTGCCCCCACAGCCCGGGAGAGCCCAGCTGCTGCACAGAGGTGGCCGTCTTGGCCAGGCTCGCACGGGTAGCAGCCAGGCTGCCCTGGAAGTTCTGGTTGGCTTCCTGCCACAGCTTCTGGGCCTGCTTCGCGGACAGCCCCTGTGCCTCCATGAACCCGATGAAGTCGGCCTTGGCGCTGGCATTGTTGCCGGCCACCGCTTTCAGCTCGGTGGCCACCTTCCGGGCCGCCGCGATGGTGTCCTGGGCAGCAGGGCCGCCCTTCTTGAGCGCGTCCGCGAAATCCTGGAAAGGCTTCTGGCCGCCTTGTGCCTGGAAAATGGCATTCGACATGGCAGGAGTAAGGTCCTGCTGCAGCGTCGATGTCAGCCGCTGGGCATCCTGGGACAGGTCAGCGGTGCCCTGGGTAGCCTTCTCGCTAGCGTTGTATAGCGCCAGCATCGGGTCCTTGACATTGCCTGCCCACTTGGACAGCTGCTGCAGGCTGGTGGTGCCGGGCCCTCCGGCCTCCTGAGCCAGCTGGGAGATCTCGGCAGCGGCAGCCTTGTTCGTGCCAGCCAGCGGGATGAGAGCAGCAACCGCATCCTTGACGAACTGGGTAAAGCTGCCCTTGCCGCCGTTGACGGCCTGCGCGGTGCGGAACGCGTCGAACAGCTGCTGAACGTTGCCGTAGACAGACTGGAACTGCTGCTGCAGCTGGATGGCGGAATTGGTGATGGACGGCGCAGCCTGCTTGGCACTGCCCGCGGCGGTGAGCACATCCTTGCCCAGGCCGAGCATGGCTGCGCCGGAAGCAGAGGCATCGGACAGGAACGTGTTGACCGAATCGTCCAGCGTGAGGAACGCGTTGACGGGCCCGGCCACGATGCCCTGGAACTGGTCCCAGGCCTGGTTCAGCTTGCCCATGGCCGTCACCTGGTCGCTGGTGGTCACCAGCTGGGCAGAAACGTCCTGCTGCAAGGCCGACAGGCCCTGGCCCATCGCGGCGTAGCCGTCAACCAGCCCCTTGACCTGCTGCTTGGCGTACGCCCAGGTGTCAGCCTGCTTGGAGAAGATGTCCGAGGTCTTCACCCCGGCCGTGTTCAGCAGGTCAAGCGCGCCCACGAAGTTGGTGCCGTAGAGCTTGGAGATCTCCCCGACATGCGAGATCTCCTCGCTCAGCCGGGTGTTCAGGTCAGCCTGGCTGGCGGCCAGCTCGGTAGCGTTGCCGGCGCCGGTCTTCTGCGCCAGCGCCAGCGCCTGGGTAACGGCGGCCAGGTTGGAGACGGTCTTGTCGACCACCGTGAACGCGTTCGCCTGGTCGACCGCCTGGCCAAGTGCCGTCGTCCACTTGCGCGTCTGGTCCGGCAGCATGCCCAGATAGACCGCGGCCCCGGCCAGCGCCACCACGGCGGCGACAAGGAGGCCGATCGGCCCGGTAAGCGCCGCGCCCAGGCCGCCAACGCTCGCCGCCGCACCCTCGGCTCCCTTCGCCAGGCCTGACGTGGCGGCCTCGGCCCCGCTAGCGCTCTTGGAGAAGAGGCCGATGCGCCCGGGAATGGCGGACAGCCCGGCTCCGATGTCGTTCAGCCCGGCCTTGAGCCGGGAGAACGCGGAAGCGTCCTTGCCAAGCGAGGCCAGGCCGCCTCCCACCGAGGCGGCGTCTACTGCACCCAGTGCCAGTGCCAGGCCGCGCAGCGGGTTGAGCAGCTGCAGGGCGACGGTAGCCGCCAGGCCGCCCCACAGCCAGAACGCGTGCAGCCCCACCACGACGGCAAGCAGCGGCGTCGGCAGCTTGCTGACCAGTTCGAGCAGCTTGGCCAGGGCGACGAAAAGGTTCAGGAAAATCTGGTCGACATGTGTGTCTTGCGTGATCTTGATGAAGTTCAGCAGCGCGATGCCGATGCTGTGGAAGAACTCGCCCAGCTTGGCCAGGTCCTCCCGCCCGACGGTCAGGAACGTCTCCAG